GAAGCAGCCCCAGCCGCCGAGGCTCCAGCTGCTGAAGCAGCCCCAGCAGAAGTTGGTGGCGTGCCCGCAGACGCAGCTGCACCAGCCGAGGCTCCAGCAGCCGAAGCACCAGCAGTAGAGTAATAATACTGTGAATGGGGCGAGGGAAACCTCGCCCCAACTTTTTGAGGTGACCTATGAAAAAGTTTTTATTTGTACTAGCACTAATCCCAACAACCACTCTAGCCAATCCTTATGATTGGAAAGTAACAAGAGTCCTTGATGGTGATACAGTAGAATTTGAAGCCAAGTTCCTTCCCCCTGAACTAGGTGATAAGTTAAAGATTAGAGTCCTTGGTGTTGATACACCAGAGAAGGCTCCAAGAGCCAAATGCGAAAAGGAAGCAGCAGCAGGTTTAGCTGCAACAGAGTTTGCCAAGAAGGCTGTTAACGAAGCCAAGAAAGTCCAGATTGAAATTAAAGAATGGGATAAATTTGGTGGTCGTGTACTTGGCGATGTCATTATTGATGGCAAGAAGTTGAGTGAAGAATTAATTAAAAAGAACTTGGCAAGACCATATTTTGGAGAAGCCAAAAAGTCCTGGTGCGAGTGAGGTAGTTTATGTTAAGTATTATACCATTACCATATAGAATTCTATTGTTTGCATTAATTGTTGGAGGTGCATTTGCTGCTGGCTTCAAAAAAGGTGGAGAGGCTGGTGAACTAGAAATCCAGCGGGCCGCCAATGAGGCAGAAAGTTTAGCTGCCCAGTTAAAGAAAGAGCAGGCAATGGTTCGCGAAGTGGTAAAGGTAGAATACGTTGATAGAGTTACACGAATCAAAGAAAAAGAAACTCAAATTGTACAGGCAGCAGCTGTGACAGTCCCTGGACAGTATGATATGTCTAACGGTTGGGTACACGCACACAACGCTGCAGCTTCTCCAAAGATTGATCTTGATCTAAATCTAGCAGCAGATGGCGCAAGCTCATTTGTTAGAGACAATGTCGCTCTCCAGACAGTTGTAGAAAACTATTCTGTTTGCTTGCAAAATGCCCAGCAATTGACCTCTCTACAAAAATACTTAATTGAAGTCAATAATGTTATTGATAAGGAAAATGAGAAGCGTGGTATTGATATTAAGCTTCCAGATATGCCTTGGAAGAAGGAGGCTAAGCAATGAAATACCTTCTAGTCATTTGTGCGTTGCTGATGTTATCTGGTTGTGGTAGTACAATGACAAGATTACTACCTAAACTAGAAAAAATTGATTTGCCTGAGGAGCTAATGAAGCCACCCCAGGAACTGAAAACAATTGAAAAGCCATCCGCACCACCATCAACACCACAAGCGGAGATTACAAGAGATGTCACACCTCAATGAAGTAGGTCGTAGTTATTTCCAACATTTGTTCTACGCTTGGAAATTTGCTTTCATTTTGTTTGTTCATGGCTTATTTCCAAATGTATGGAAAACAAAAGCCAGTGATGAGCTTTGTGAAGAACGGTTGGGTGATAATGCCACCCGCGCTTATATGCTAAAACACATGTATGGTATTGTTGAAAAGAAGTATGAAGAGCCAAGCATCTATAGCAGAATGTCAGATCGTGAGCTTGCTATTATCATGGAAAAAAGCAAGTATAATAAATAATCCTACGGTATTGTAGGAGAGCGACATGATTGACTTTGAGTCAAGACTATCTAAAATGGAAGCTGATGTAGCAGCCATGAAAGAGAAAGTTAGTTTCTTCTCTGTCATCTATGAAAAGTTTGATAGAACTCTAGATAAGTTAGATGAGCGTCAGCTAGAAGACAGAAAAGAAATTAATGAGATGATGGTGAAGTTGCAGGACAATATTATGGAGGAAATCAAAGCTCTCAGAAGTGATATGGCAAAGCAGCATGGCATCGAGAGAGAAAAAATAGAAGACTTGAATAAATGGCGTTGGATAGTGGTTGGTGCTGCAGGCCTAGTTGCCTGGGTGGTATCAACATTTACGAAAAGTTTCTTGGGTCGATAGTTATTAATGTTTATACCAGGTCAAGTTAATAGAACTCCTGCAGTACGGTTAAGGAGTAAATACGTGGTTGAATCTGTTAGTAACATCCGTAATGATATGCCATTAGTTAGGCAAGATGTTGCCCTAACTTCTGTAAGCTTAATCTCGAATAATTCAAGACTGCTACCTACACCTGATAGTAGTTTACTTTCAACTAGCCCACAAGAAATACAAAGACAGCTTGAAAGACATAGAGAACACCAAGATCGGATTCATATAGTCGTATGAGATTCAAGCAATTCCTAGAAAACTTCATGGACGGCAGGAACCCTCAGGATAAGGGTGATATGGCTCGCCATGGTTTGAAAGGTAAGTCAATTGCTCAACTAAAGAAGGTTAGATCATCTAGTACAGCATCTCCAAGAAAGAAGCAACTTGCACATTGGTTTATCAATATGCATAGCAAAAGGAAATAGTTGACCTTTTAGCGCCCTCTCTGTATAATCAGCGTGTCGCCATTCTGATTAGGGTTATAAGATGCTTTGGATTGATATTAAGTACGCTAACCTTGCCTCGAGCAAGTTCCCCCGGTATAAAGTAAAAAAGCAGAAGCCATTCCAGGCTAACTTCCGCTGTGTGTACTGCGGCGACTCTAAGAACAATAAATATAAGACCAGAGGATATCTCTTAGAAAATACTAAGGGGTATGTGGTCTATCATTGCCATAACTGTGGTACGTCTACGAGCTTCGACAGTGCTCTTAAATTTGTCGACCCAGTATTACATAAGGAATATGTTCTCGAGAAATATAAGGAGAGGGCAACGCAAACCGTTACCTCTACTGTTTCTGCGAATGTGTTCCAGCCGGATATGTCTAAGTTTGCTAAGAGGAGATTTGAGAAGTTTGAGCCATTGAAAGAGCTAAAGAAGGTCTCCCAACTACAACCAGAACACATCGCCAAGAAGTATGTGGTTAGTAGACAGATCCCTTCCAATAAGCACTATATGCTTTACTACTGTCCTAAGTTCAAAGAGTTTACCAATAAGTTGATTCCTGGTAAGTTTGAGAACACTGACCATGATAGTGGTAGACTTTTGATACCATTAGTTGACCGAGAAGGTACAATATTTGGATATCAGGGTAGAGCATTGAACAATGATAAGATTAGATACATAACTATCGTTTTGGATGAAAGTAAGCCAAGAGTGTTTGGACTAGATACTCTTGATATCAACCAAGATGTAATTGTTGTAGAAGGTCCTATTGATTCGCTCTTCTTGCCCAACGCTATTGCTATGGCTGGCGGTGACAATGGAGATGTTGAGAAGTTAGGATTGGATAGCAAACTTATTTTCTGCTTTGATAATGAACCACGTAATGTGGATACTGTCAAGCGTATGAAAAAGATGATAGATAAAGGATACAGAGTAACTTTTTGGCCAGGTACCATTCAACATAAAGATGTTAATGATATGGTGTTAAATGGGTTGAGCCAAGAAGAGATTTCTGGTATAGTATACCGAAATGCCAAGAAGGGCATGGAAGCATTATTAGAATTACAAAAATGGAAGAAAGTACAATGAGTGAAACGAGTGAACCAAAAGTATGGACTACGAAGGTAGTCGAGGATAATGGTGATACAGTTCTTTTATTCCCGCCTGACTTTATGAAACATGTTGGCTGGAAAGAGGGTGACAATTTAGCATGGGTTATATCTGATGATGGTAAGTCATGCTATATTCGTAAACTACAATCACCCGAGGACTGAAATGAAATACCTAGACATCAATATTGATCTATCACGAGACGAGTTGTTTGATGATCACGGCATGAAGAGAATGAAAGATTCTTATATGCGTGATGATGAGACATCTCCCCAGCACCGTTTTGCTTTTGTATCCAAAGCATTTGGTACAGATGAGAAGCATGCCCAGAGGCTATATGATTACTCCTCTAAGCATTGGCTTTCTTACTCTACACCTATTCTTTCTTATGGTAGAACAACTAAGGGATTGCCCATCTCTTGTTTTCTTAACTATATGGATGATTCTTCCCAAGGTCTTGTAGACACTCTTTCAGAAACTAATTGGCTATCCATGCTTGGTGGCGGCGTTGGTATTGGTCTAGGTATCAGATCAGCCGATGAGAAATCTACTGGCATCATGCCTCACCTAAAGATTTACGACTCATCTTGTCTTGCCTATCGTCAGGGTAGAACTCGCAGAGGCTCGTATGCTGCCTATCTAGATATTGGCCATCCAGATATCATTCCATTCTTAGAGATGAGAAAGCCAACTGGTGACCAGAATATTCGTTGCCTGAATCTTCACCATGGTATCAATATTCCCGATAAGTTTATGCAGCTTGTTGAAAAGTGTATGACAGACCCCAAGGCAGATGATACATGGGAACTTGTTGATCCAGCTTCTGGTGAAGTCAAGGAGAAGGTATCGGCAAGAGAACTTTGGCAGAAGATTCTCGAACTAAGAATGATGACTGGTGAACCATACCTTCACTTTGTTGACACATCTAATAAGTATCTACCGCAGTGGCTAAAGGATAAGGGCTTGTCTGTTAGACAATCAAACCTTTGCTCTGAGATTATTCTGCCAACCGATAAGAAGAGAACGGCTGTTTGCTGTCTATCTTCTGTTAACCTAGAGTACTACGATGAGTGGAAGGACGACAAGAGGTTCCTACGTGATGTTGCTGAGATGTTGGATAATGTCCTCCAACACTTCATCGATAATGCACCTAAGCCAGTTCATCGCGCTATATATTCTGCCACTCGTGAAAGATCTATTGGCGTTGGTGCGCTAGGCTTCCATGCTTATCTTCAGAAGAATATGTTGGCATTTGAGTCTGCAATGGCTAAGTCGGCTAACATGAGAATGTTCAAAAATATTAGAGAGAAGTTAAATGAAGCCAACAAGCAGCTTGGAAAGGAAAGAGGAGAGGCACCAGATGCCCAAGGTACAGGTCTACGCTTTAGTCACCTTATGGCTGTTGCTCCTAATGCTTCTAGTAGCATCATTATGGGTAATACCAGCCCTTCAATCGAACCCTACAGAGCTAATGGATTTAGACAAGACACATTATCAGGCGCCTATTTCTACAAGAATAAGTATCTGAATAATCTACTAAAGACAAAGGTTAAGGAAGAAGACCTTGCAGATATCTGGTCTTCAATCATTGCCAATGATGGTTCCGTTCAACACTTAGATATCCTTGAGGAGTATGAGAGAGATGTATTCAAAACCTCAATGGAAATTGACCAGCGTTGGATTATTGAGCATGCAGCTGACCGTCAGCAATTCATTGACCAGGGTCAGTCAGTTAATCTATTCTTTAGACCAAATGTTAATATCAAGTACCTTCATGCTGTACACTTTATGGCATGGAAGCACGAACTAAAGACTCTTTACTACTGTCGTTCTGAAAAGATTGGCAAGGCTGATAAGGTTGCCAAGAAGATCGAGCGAGAGATCATTCAGGAGATTGATATCAAGGCTCTAACAGAAGGCAATGAATGCCTGGCTTGTGAGGGCTAATGGCTGGCTGGAGAAAAAGAAGTAAGTCGGGTGGTATTACTCGCACTTCAACCGATAAAGGTTGGACCACTTCCACTTCTCAGGGAGCCGGCAAAAAGAATGGTCTTGGTTATAGAGTAACCACTACTCACAGAGCAGATGGTAAAACCGTTGTTCGTACTACTGAAAGAAACAATGGTTGGCATAAAACAACTCAGAGAACACTATCGAGCAAAGACCCATACAAACTTACAAAAAAAGATTTTGACAAGTTGGCTGGGGATGGTTCTGGCACTGGATATGTTCTTCTTTTCTTTTTTTGTGTTTGGGCAATCGTTGAAATGATTGGCTGGGTTAGAAGACAGCTTCAACCTATATTCAATTTTTTCAACACTCACAATATAGCCGACATCATAATAGTCCTTACGGTATGTGCTGTTGGTTCTTGGATATTTTTAAAAATAATAATTAGATTTTGGAATAAATGGTTTAATTAATATGAAAACAGAAATTAGAGACGACTTTATTGGAGTCTTTGACCAGGCATACAGCCAGAAGCAATGTGATGATTACATTCGCTTCTTTAAGAATGCTGAGAAGGCTGGTATGGTTGTCAACAGACAATCAAGTGAGAATGTTTCACCATTCAATAAGGATGACCTATCCACAACTGCTAATGGTACTCACATTACCCAGTTCATGTTGGATAAGCATCCCGAACTTGCTGAAGTGTATATGCACTCAAATGAATTTAGCAAGGTATTGATGGAGCAGGCTCTGAAGGAATACTGTAGAGCCTATCCTGGTCTAGCTGGATTTCCTGATGCAGAAAAGAAACTTTCTATACAAGACTCAAAGGTTCAGAAAACAATTCCTGGTCAAGGCTATCATGTATGGCACCATGAGCATGGTACAGGTGGTAGAGCCCACCGACGTTTGCTAGCCTTTTCGCTCTATCTGAATACTGTTGATGAGGGTGGGGAAACGGAGTTCCTTTACCAGAAGGTGAGGTTTAAACCAATTGCAGGTCAATTATTAATTTGGCCAGCCTACTTCACCCACGCTCATAGAGGTAACCAACCATTAAGTGGGGAAAAGTATATTGTTACTGGTTGGATTGAGAAGTGAATCCAAATGAGTATGAGATCAGAAGAAAATTAAGCTTTGATTCCTATGACAGAATAGCCGTTCAAATATACAGCAACAGGGGTATAGTTCCTCCATTTCTCAATACTGGTTTCATATATGAAACTGACCAACCAGATATAAAGTTCAGCTCAATTGATAGACCAGTGTTTGATAATTGTTTGATATATACCCATCTTTTTGAATATCTAACCCCTCAAGGTAAAGATGTTCTAGAGGTTGGTTGTGGCTTTGGGAGAGGTTGTAATTTCATTAAAAATCAGTATAATGTCAAAAGCATTACTGGTTGTGACATTAACAACAATCTTCTTGATATTGCAAGAAGATATTATCCTTCAATTAATTTTGTAAACGGTAATGCTGTAGAACTCAATTTACTAAATAAGGTCTTCGACGTTGTATTGACAGTTGAAACATTATTGTATTGGGATTGTCATAAAGATTCATTTAAGAGTTTTGCTAGTGCTGTTAGGCCAGGTGGTAGTTTGCTTATTGCCTCTGACATGAGACGTTCTGATACTACCTTGGATAACAACTTTCGTGAGCAGGGGTTACGGTTGGTAGATGAGAAGGACATCACAAAAAATGTTCTTTTGGCTATTGAGCGTTATATGAACAAAGGGGCCCTAGCTAAAGAAGATGCAGTAAAATATCAAATGTTTCAAACAAAGTATCGTTACGTATCCAAGCATTACATAAGAGAATAAAATGACAACAAAACAAGAACTAATTCTTACAGACGAAAGAAGCTACTTTAAGCCATTCAACTATCCATGGGCCTATGAGGCTTGGTTGAAGCATGAACAGAGCCATTGGCTCCATACTGAAGTACCAATGCTTGAAGACACAAAAGATTGGAAGCAGAAGCTTTCCGATAACGAGAAGAGCTTTCTAACCCAGATCTTCAGATTCTTCACTCAAGGTGATATTGATGTTGCTGGTGGTTATATTAAGACCTACCTTCCATTCTTTCCTCAACCAGAGATTAGAATGATGCTTGCTGGCTTTGCTGCTCGTGAAGCATTACACGTTGCTGCCTATTCTCATTTAATTGAGACATTAGGCATGCCGGAAGATACATACAATCAGTTCCTTGAATATCAAGCAATGAAGGATAAGCATGACTATCTAGCAAAGTTTACGAAGAGTGATAAAAAGAGAATTGCACAGAACATTGCTGCATTCTCTGCCTTCACTGAAGGTATGCAATTGTTTAGTTCGTTCATTATGCTACTTAATTTTCCACGCCATGGCAAGATGAAGGGAATGGGCCAGATCATTACTTGGAGTATTGTTGATGAGACTCAACATGCCGAAGCAATGATTAAGTTGTTCCGAACCTATATCGAAGAGAATAGGGAGTTGTGGAATGATGAACTCAAATCTGAAATTTATACTATTGCAACTAAGATGGTGGAACTCGAAGATCAATTTATTGATTTGGCGTTCGAAGGGGGAGAGATGGAAAATCTTACTTCGGAAGACGTCAAGAAATATATCAGATATATCGCTGATCGCCGTCTCATATCGCTTGGGATGAAGGGCATCTTTAAGGTAAAGAAGAATCCATTGTTATGGGTTGAGCAGATGATTAATGCTCCTACCCATACTAACTTCTTCGAGAATAGAGCAACAGATTATGCTAAGGGTGCCTTGAGCGGCTCATGGGAAGATGTCTGGGCAGATTAATGTCTTTGATAATTACCTACCAGAGGCTATAGCTGAAAGGATTTCAAATATAGTCTTTGGTACTGGTAATTTGACAAATCAAACTTGTGATGTTAATGGTTCAATACCATTCCTGATTAAGATCGACAAGACAAGCCCAGGGATGATTAGTTTTGCTTCTATGGTGTATACAAACCAAATGCAGTATAACGAGCAAGATCCTAACATGAGAGTAAAGAAATTGTTGCATGATATATCTACAAAGTTCTTATTATCTAATAAGATACTAGATGGTTTTAAACCACTGCATGGTAGAATGTACATGCAAGTACCAATGCCAATAGATGAAAAACACAAAAAGCCTCATGTTAACTTACTAGGTAAACATTGGGTTGTTTTGTACTACATTAACGATGCAGATGGAACTACAGCATTCTATAATCCTGATGGGACACTTCGCACAGAAGTGGAACCAAAAAGAAATAGACTTGTGATATTTGATGGTACAATTAAACATAGTGTTGGCATACCAAAGTTATCTCCTAGAGCTGTATTAACATACGATATGATACCGGAGTAAGTTGTTTGGGATCTATAATAGTTAGAGGCCACAAAATAAAGGGTGAAAAGGTCATAGGTGGGGATAGCATGGAATTAGATAGAACAAACCACAAAGCTTTTGGCGAGACAGGTAAGATTCGTCATGCATATATCATCTATATTGATAGACCTGAATCAATTGAGTATGCAAATGAGTGTGCTAGGTCATGCGAGCAGTATGGGCTGCCCTACACATTATGGAAAGGTGTTGAAAATGCTGGAACCTGCAATCTTGATGAAGAGACAGGATTTCATTGGGTTACTGTAAACAATGAGATGGGATGCACTGCTAGCCACCTTAAACTTTGGAGAGTAATAGCTGAACAGCCACACGCATGTTGTGTGTTTGAGCATGATGCTATTTTAAAGGATAGGCTCTACGACACTGAGATACCAGATAATAAGTTAGTGATGCTTGGGTATAGAGTCAACAAGGCAGAAGACTACGAGCGTCCGGCTGACCCTATTCAATTCATGGATATCAATAAGTTTGAAGGTACCCACGCCTATGCCATCACTCCTACAATGGCTAGATACATGATTGATAGAATGCAAGGCCACTACACAACAGAGTTTGGTGGTGTCAATACCACAATTGATGGCATTCTTTCTATCCATGATAGTTTTGGTATTGCTAGATGTGTAATGGACCCTCCGCCAGTGGTATGTGTAGTGGGGGATAGGATATCAACTATCCAAGGTAGGCCAGCTGCCTATAATGCTAGTGTGTCCCCTGGCTTTATGAAAGGACTAAAGGCTGAGCCTCTAAGAATTGCTGTTAGCTGACATATAAATATACCCAAGAGGTATATTATGTGGCTATATGATGGCAAAGAACTTACGGATGAAGATATAAAAGGCTACTATGGCTTTATCTACGAGATTGAGTGTTTAGATAATAACAAGCTCTATCTAGGCCGTAAGTACTTTACGAAGGCCGGCACCAAACAAGTTAAAGGTAAAAAGCGAAAGACACGTAAGGAGTCTGATTGGAAAGACTATTATGGGTCGTCCCCTCGTTTGTTAGAAGACATCGAGAAGCTTGGTAAAGATAAATTTGTTAGAAGAATTGTTCGCCTCTGTAGGACCCGAGGCGAAACCAACTATTGGGAAGCCAAGTTGCAGTTTGCCAACGAGGTTCTAGAGTCTGACAAATATTATAATGACAACATTTTAGTGAAGTTCACAAGAAGGAATATTGGATTATGAAAGTAGGATTCACTTGTTCAACATTTGATCTGTTTCACGCTGGCCATGTCATTATGTTGAAGGAAGCAAAGACACAATGTGACTACTTAATTGTTGGTCTACAGACAGACCCAACAATTGATAGAAAAGAAAAGAATCAGCCAGTGCAGAGTATCTTTGAGAGATATGTTCAACTACAGGCCTGCAAGTATGTTGATGAAGTTGTTGTCTATGCAACAGAAAAGGATTTGGTAGACATCCTTCTTGCATATCCAATTAATGTTCGTATTCTAGGTAACGAATATGAGCATAGAGAGTTTACAGGTCGAAACGAATGTATTGATAGAGGGATTAAGTTCTACTTTAACAAACGAGAACATACATTCTCAACTACCGAATTACGGCAGAGAGTTGTAGATGCGGAAGTCGATAAAACACTGCGGCAAGCTGGGATCGATGTAACTCCTTGATTCTATTAGGAATTTAGTTGTTGACTTATTGACCAAATGCGCGTATAGTGGACAGTATGTTAGTATACACTCGTGCTCGCTTCAAGCCTAAAAAGAAGCGCAAGGTTCGTGGCGTTATCGCTACTAAGTATGATGCCAAGAAGTATATGGATAGCAAGTCTGTATATGCTCCCCGAGACCGTCGACCACCTCGAGCTGAAAGCGAGGTTGTCATGCAGGCAAAGTCGCTAGTAACAACTGCATGCTTTACTGCTCGACAGTCAATGACTGATGCAGCTTCCTTGGCTAAGGAGCCCCAGCACGTTCAGGATGAAATCATTGCTAAGAGTAAGCGAATTGCTATTGCTTATAACAAGGGTGCTTATCAGTATGTTACTGATGGTACTGACCCTAAGACGATTGGTAGTGGAGAGAGGCTAAGACGCGGTGGCTAATGTTCTTGTAGTATTCACACCTAGGTCTGGCAGTACTATCATAAGCGATCTACTCGCCTATAAGTATAATGCTATCAACCTCGATGAGATGCTTGACACCACAATAAGAGGCGTGTTATATGATAAGTTACCTGAAGATATTAAAGTTATTCTAAAGGAACAGTCATTACTAGATCTGCCGCCAAGTCCAACAACCAAGAAAGAAAGGGACTCATATTTTTATGATACATTCAACCTATACAATAAAAGGTTTGAGTTTGTAAAAGACACAGCGCAAAAATATCCTATAGTAGTAAAATACTATCCGACAGCGATGCTACCTGGAATTGGAATTGTAGAGTGGGCTATAGAAAACAATTTTGAGTTGTATTTTGTAAGCAGAAGAAATTTCAAGAAACAGCTATATAGTACCCTGCTTGCAGAAGTAAAGACTAATTTTTATAAAAAAGCTAAGAAGGCAGGGAGACTAGAAATTCCAGAGATCAGTGGTTTTCTTAATACCAAGGGTAGTTTGAATGTTTCATTCCCCTCTGTAGATGTTCCTCCTGAGCAGGTAATAGAACAAATTGTAAAACTTACTGTTATCAATAATATGTGGAAGGCATATGTTAATGCCTACGGTAAGTATGGTAAGGTAATGTACTATGAAGACACTATTGTTAGAGGAGATTACAGTCTGCTGGATATCAGCCCTGACTTGCTTCGAGCCTATGGAAAGGAAGAGATTTCATTAAGACCAACCCATAGATATAATGTTGGTGATCAAATATCTAACTGGCAAGAAATTCTCGAAATGGCAAAACAATACGAAGTTCCTAATCTGCATGAATAATTTAATCTTATTTACGAATAGATCGGGTAGTACCATACTAACTGATTTAATATCTTATAGTCAAGGTACTATTAATCTTGGTGAAGGCTTGCATAGTCTTGCAAGACAATACAACTACAATAATGATATCCAGAGACAGAGTGAATTGTATAAACAGTTCTCTTCTACTAGCATAACAGCAAGGTACCACAATGAAATTACAAACGGATTTGACCATATAGGTTTCTTCAGGGCAAAGTCTAAAAGAATTGAAATTTTAAAACAATCCAACGAGAGCTGGACAGCAAAAGAGCAGCTTGAAAGGCAAACAATCGATTTCTCTTTTATTCAGTATTGTATTGACAGTGGCGTCAATGTATACATGACCCACCGTAAAAATATTATTGAGCAGTTTATATCTAAGGTTAATGCTAGATATAGAATACAACAAGACGAAGATTATAGAAAGTTTCCAGACCACAGACCAAACGTGCGAACCAGTTCGTTTATCTTTACAAATGAAGACAATTGTATGAAATATGATACGATGTATGTACCATTTCATTGGCTACACATGTATACAATGATCTTTATTGGTCAGCTATTCATGTGGCGTGTTATATACGATAGATTTAAAAATGATATCAAGTTAGTATCATATGAGGATAATATTAAACCTCTTCAACTTGAAAAGTTTGGTATCACACAGCAGCATATCCAGCAGTATCAGAAGGAGAAGGTTCATCTTGTGCCAACTCCTCATAATACAAACAAAGTAGTTATTACAGATGACTTGCCAGCTCCAATACTAGGGGCATGGCAGCAGGCATTGTATTATGTTGATAGACACAAGTACCTAGTGGAGATTGGTTGATAGAAGTTCCCTATCAAGTTGAGAGAAACAATCAATTGGATAGAACGTGTATTTTATAGGATGGTATCCTACATAATGTAGGACAAATTTTAAGGAGAAATAAAATGAAGACAGTTGGTGATAAGCTAGAAAAGTTTCTTGTAACAGGCGTTAAGCCAGGTGCTCTAGCACCAGAAGGTGCATTTGTTGACATTACGGAAGAAACCTGGAAGGGTAGATGGAAAGTAATTGTTTACTATCCAAAGGACTTCACATTTGTATGTCCAACTGAAATCGTTGCATACGACAAGTTGAATAAGGACTTTGCTGACCGTGATGCAGTGTTGTTGATTGGTTCAACTGACAACGAGTTTTGTAAGTTGGCCTGGAAGAATGCACATGAAGATCTAAAGAAGACGACTTCTTGGATGTTTGCTGACACCCAGCGCGAGAATGCTGAGTGGAGTGAGACATCGTTGAGTCTTGTTGATCAGCTTGGTGCGTTCTTTAAGCCAGCTGGTGCTGCACTTCGTGCAACCTTTATTGTTGACCCAGATAATGTTATTCAGCATGTCACCGTCAACAATCTAAATGTTGGTCGTAATGCTGATGAGACGCTCCGCGTTCTTGATGCATTGCAGACAGAAGAACTTTGTGCATGCAACCGTCAGGTTGGTGGCGAAACACTCAACGTAGGCTGATGGAATCCAAATCCAAACCTCCATTCAGAGAAATACTTTGGCACTTTGTGTGTTCAAAGTGTTCCCTCTGGTGGAGTTTTGGAACTACAGATGAATGGAAACCAAAAGGTTGGTACTGCCCTCATTGTGGGCACAGGAATGAAGAATGAACGAAGCAACAGTAGAACATAAAAGAGACTGCTATGAATATGTTTAAAAACAATACACTGATGGAGATCGGCAGTTTAGATGCTGCACCTGCCGTTAAACTTAAACAACTAATGTTATTCACTATCCTCGACGGATATGTTAATGGGCAATTAACTGATCAAGAATTTTTACAAGATATCAATCAGTTTTTTAAAGCAGATACAGTACAACATAGTTAAGAACAACATTTCGGAATTGAAGAATGATTGAGTGTCTAATTCTTGGTGATAGTATTGCTGTTGGCACTGCTCAGGCTCGTCCCGAGTGTGTTGCTTATGCTACGAGTGGAATCAATACTACACAATTCAACAAGAAGTATCCACAAACCTTTAATGGTAAGGTTGTTGTAATCAGTCTTGGTAGTAATGACCATAAGTACATTAAGACTGAGAAGGAACTATTCAAACTGCGTGAAAGAGTACAGGCAGAAAGGGTGTATTGGATTCTTCCTGCTGGTAATGCAAAGACTAGCGAAATCCCTGTTGTAAGAATCCAGGAGCATGTAGAAAGTATTGCAGAGATGTATGGTGATTGGATCATCAGGATTCCATCCCCATTAAAGGATGGAATACATCCTACGAGTAAAGGTTATAAAAAGATAGGGGAGATAACTAAATGAGTTGGGTAGATTTAATTGAAGAAGTATTGCCAGAATATGCTAAGGACACTAAGTTAAATCTTGATGCTGTTCTTCTTCGCAGCTCATTAGATCCAGTTTTGGCACAAGGCTGTGCCCTGGCTGCTGCAATGGCAACTGGTAATGGAAAGCTAGTTGCTACTATTGAGAGTGACTTTACTAATGATGTAGAGTGCGAAGCTGCATTAATTGCTGCTGCCATTATGGCACAGAATAATGTTTGGTATCCATATATTGAAATGGCAGAGGACCCTGCACTTAAAGGTCTTCCAGCACGCCTGCGTATGAATGCCATTGCATCACATGGTGGTACATCTAAACTAAACTTTGAAGCATATTCATTATCTGCTTCAATTGTTGGTAAGTGTCACTTCTGCGTTAAGGCCCACTACGATACTTTAAAGAAAGAAGGTATGACAGTAGAGCAGCTTCGTGATGTTGGTAGAATTGCAGCCGTTATAAATTCTGTTGCAAAAGTTTTAAATGGCTGAAAAGTTAAAACAATATCTTCAAACAAAGATAGAGGGTTCAGTAGTTACTACTGAGCCCTTTCCCTTTTTATACATTCAAGACTTTTTCCC